GATCGCGTCGTACACGATGCACGACACGCCCGGGTTGGCGCGCACGAGTTCGATGGCCTTGGCCGCCACCTCGTGGCCGTCGAAGCCGCCGAGCGCCAACTGCGAGTGCACGCGCAGGCCCTGCCTTAGGGTAAGTACGGAGAAGTCATCCCCGAAGCGCGCCGGATCGATCGCGAGCACCTTCTGGTAGGCCGAGTACACCTCGGGGCGCAGCCGGCGACGGCGCGCCTGCGTGACCGAGCCGGGCGAGATGAAGTTGTCGTAACCCGCGCGCGGGAACATCCCCTTGACGCGCACGCGCACGAAGTCGGAATCCTCGCCGTACTCCTCGATCCAGGCCCGGATCTGCGTCTTGTTGGTGAAGCTGACCGTGCGCGAGTCCACGCGCGCGATGTTGTGCTCGGTGTTGTCCTCGCGGCGCGGCGGCTTCGTGCACTGCTTGAAGAACTCGCCCGAGGTGCGCGTCGGGTTGCCGAACCGCGCCCAGATGATCTGCGTCCTCGCGTCGGTCAGCGCGCCGCGCGTGACGGTCCAGATGTTGTCATGGATGTTGGACGCCTCGTCGAAGACGACCAGGATGCGCTTGCCCTGGTTGTGCATGCCGGCGAAGGCTTCCGTCTTCTCGGCGCTCCACGGCACCTGGTCGATCCGCCAGTAGCGCTCGCGCTCACGGTCGCCCGCGATGTAGATCGACGTCGCCGTCAGCGTGAACAGGTGCTTGGCGATGAACAGCCCGTACCATTTCGCGAGCTCGGCCCAGGTCTTGGTGCGCAGCTGCAAGTCGGTGTTGGCCGTGACCACGCCGCGCGTGTCCTCGTGCGTGGAGATCCCCCAGAGGATGAGCCACGCCACCTCTGCGGAGTTGTGTGTGACGATGAAGTCGTTGGCCTGGTACAGCCCGTCCGGTGCCTGCACCGAGATGCACATGCCGTGCTCGGCCACGTCGATCGGCTCGATCGCGTCGATCCACCGCTTCAGGTACCGGGCTTCGCTCGGCTTGTAGGCCGCGCGCCGATGCGCGATCGTGAACGGGTTGAACGGCGCGTTGATCGTGACACGGTAGCAGTCCCGGCACGGCACGCGCTGGCCGTCCGTGTCCTTGTACCACGCCTGCTTGACAGTAGGCTGCAGCATCGCCTTGCAGCCGAGGCTGCGCGCGAGCCAGACGACATCCTCGGCGAGCTGCCGGCTTGTGGTGGAGTAGCCGATCGATCCCGAGGCATGCACCTCGCCATCCGTGTCCATCAACCCCTCGAACAGCGCCATGCGGTTGGCGATGGAGTTGTAGCGGTAGTCCTCCGGGATGTGGCGCTCGGGGCTGCCGCAGTCGTAGACCGGATCGACGAGCTTGCGCGCGATACCACGCACGCGGTGCGTCTGGCCGTCCGCATTGGATGTCACGTCATACCCGAGCGCGCGCAGCTTCTCCCGGATCTCGGGATGCGGCTTCGTGTACATCGGCTGCCCGCGGCTGCCATCGCCGAGCCAGACCCCGACGAGGTACGGATGCAGTTCGACGGCGCGCTCGGGGAACTGCGCCGCGCCCTGGACCGGGATCTCCCACTGCCGGGCCTGCGCCACGCCGTTGGGCCGGCGCACGCCCAGCTCGAGGAGCTGCACCGTCTCCAGCGTGCGCCAGGCCACACTCTTGCGCCGGCGTTCCCGCCGCCCCCGGACGGTCCACAGGTGCCCGCTGGACACGTCGCAGTGGCTGCCGTCGTCGAACCGCACGCGGTACATCGGCACGTTCGTGAAGTGGTGCGTCTGCGTGACGCGCGTGGGCGTGCCGTCCGCCGCGAACACCCGGTCTCCGACGCGCAGTGCGCCGTGCCGGCGCGGGCCGGCCGGCGTTTCGACGACCGTGTCATCGCTCAGGAGCTTGCCGATGCCGTGGCCGGAGGCGACATCCTCCTCGATGATGCAGCCCTCGGCGCCCCCGCGGCGGATCGCCTGGCTGATGCGATGCTGCTGGTCGACCTGCCACTGCTCCGGGCCCTTGAAGTCCGCGAGCGCGGTCCCGGGCTCGCCCCACGGGAACGCCCAGTGCACGAACCCGGCGAAGTTGTCCTGGAAGCTCGCGAGCTTGTCGAACAGCTCCGCGATCGCGGTGCCTTCGATGACGGAGTGCGTCAGGTCCACTTGCCGGACGGTGAGCTGAGGGGGCCGCTTGCGGCCTTCGCCGTCGAACAGCACCGGCAGCTCGGGGTTGAACCGCCGGTCCTGGACCTCGTCGGCCGGGGGCCGGTCGGTGTCGCTGACGTAGATCTTGGACACTGGGCAGCAGGTTGCGACTGGGGTTGCGACTGGGGTTGCGACTGGGGTTGCAGCCGGGGCGGCGCGCCGCCGTCGAGCCAGTCGACCAGCGGGCAGCCCATGGTCAGCGCTTGAGCAGCGCCAGGCGCGTCACGGGCAGCGGGCCCGGGCCATCGAGCAGCCCCGCCTCGGCCAGCATCTCGTCCGTCGACTTCGGGAACCCTTCCGCCACCGGGATGTAGCCGCGCTTGTCCGGCGGGCAGGCGTCGATCGAGCGCTGTGCGCGCATGGCGCCCGTCATCGCGCTCGCGCCCGCCTGCTGGCCAATGCCGGTCGCCTTCGCCCGGAACCCCTTCGGGTCCACCGGCGGCGCGCCGGGGTGCGTGAACTCGTCAGACCATGCTTTCGTCATCGCTTGCTCCCTGCGGCGCGGCGGCCGGTGGTTGCGGGGTGTTGCCGGAGCGCGGCCGACAAGTCACGCGGGCGGGGCCAGGGGACGCCTGCGTGACCGTGCTCTGCGGCACAGGCTCCGGCAGGTCGAAGTGTAGCGCTTCCGGATCTCGCTCGGGCATCGCCAGGCGCGACGCCGAAACGTCGTCGGCGTTGCTCGGGTCATCCGGCACCGCGTACTCGAGCTTCACGCCCGCCGTGGGCTCGCCCTCCGGTGCCCAGACGCGAGCGTCCTCGGCAGCCGAGTTGTCGCGCATGCGCGCGTTCTTGAGCCGGTCGGCCAGCGCGTTGGCGAGCACGTTCACCCCGTCCGAGTCCTCGCCGACGATCTTGAAGTGCCGCGCGAGCAGCGTCAGCGCGCCCATCTTGTCGGCCATCTTGATGTTCTTCGTGACGACCATCTCCCGGTCCTCGCCGCGGCCGCGCCCGATCACCTCCACTTTCACACCGGCGATCAGCGCCGCTGCGTCGTCGGTCAGCTCGGGGATCGGCACCAGGTCGCCGTTCTCGTCGTAGAGCTGGCGCGGGTCGGCGAACGCGATGCGCGCCAGCTCCTTCATGACCCGGTCGGCCGTGATGGACGCCTTCGCGAAGCGCTGCTGCAGGATCTCCTCGATCCGGCCGCCCACTTCCGGGCGGTTCAGCAGGCTGTAGCCCGAGTACGTGCTCAACCCAGCCTCTTCGGCTGCGCGCGCGATGTGGCCGTTCAGCGCGTAGTGCTGTGCGAATGCCTCGTGGCGGGTGTCGGCGAGGGTGGGCATGTTTCAGGATTTTGGTTTTTGGAACTGCAAATTTTTGCAAGTCGATTCCGGTTTGCGGCTTCGGCTATCTGCAAATTTTTGCAAGTGGCTTTCGGATTACGACTTCGGCTATCTGCAAATTTTTGCAAGTGGCTTTCGGATTACGACTTCGGGCTTGGGAATTCCCGGACGCCCCGCCGCGCGACGGGGTAAGGCCCTCCTACTCCAGAGGGGGCCCTCCCGGGGGCCTAGGGGACCTCATTTCCATCTTATGAGCCCCAAGCCCGAATTTGCAACCCCTCAACCGCCAGACGTGAGCACTCGCTATCGTGAATCGCGGCTTACCGCTTACGAATTCCGACTTGTTGTCCTGTCGGTCGTTAATCGCCGCTCGAGGCTCTGAGGACCGCTAGACGCTATCTAGACGCTATCTAGACGCTATCTAGCTGCCCAGTCACTGCAGTACGTACGGCGCTGCGGGCCGCTTCTCGTCCCAGTCCCGAATGCACCGGCACACGCACGCCGTGACGCTCACCCAGTTCGTACCGTCGAGCAAGTCGACGCGGTTTGACTTGCGCAATTCTTCAATCCATCCCTCGACGATTCGTCGCGCCAGAGGTTCCACCTTGACGATCGCGCCTTCTCGTGAGGTGAGTGTGCAGTCCATTGCAAATGATCCCGGTGCGACATCCCATGCGATGACGACGCCTCCGGCTTGTGGATTGTTGCTTTCTAGACGGGTAATGATGGGCATTTTGACCTCAATTGTTGCATTAAGGGTGGCGATTTCCGGCTTACGGATGGGTTTTGGCCTAAACAC